CATCGTCCCGGTAGCGGCGCCGTTGTTCGTCCGGAAGGACGCCGCTGTCAGTTTTCAAAATCTGGCGGCGAACACCGTGGTCAAGGACATGATCAACAACCTTGACTTCGCATCTTAACAACCCACAAGGAGCCTTAAGATGAAAAAGCCGACTGCTCGTGATGAGCGCCGTGCGCGGGTGGGAAAATTCTCCCGCCTAGAATTGTCGCCAGAAAAACTTGGCGCTGTTCTAACCTCCTTCCTTGACGATTCGACGCCAATACAAAAATTGGTAAAGGATTGTGTTGCCCGCGGGGACTTTTTGTCCTTGGTAAAACTCAGTGTGGACCCTAGGGTCTACGACGATCCAGAGGTGTATTTCTGGGACCGTCAAGCCACTGAACTCCTCCGAAAGTATCCCTTCCCAGGGATGGAGGATACCGCGCGCAACGCTGCAATCGATACGTTTCTTAAGTCAGATTCTGACTGTACTTGGACCAACGCAAGATTTACTGCAAGCAGTGAACACCTGTTCGCTGCGGATGAGCGGAACCTAATAAAACAGGTCCGCCGCCATATTCGGTACGTTTTGGGTAGGTTTGACTCCAATGAAATGATCGATCAAGCGCGTCACGGCCCTGGGACCTGCCGTGGTCTAGAAGCCCTCGGATTTCGAGGTTACGGTTGTGTTGGTGGTGAGTTTAAATTTGAGTCGAAAATCACTCTCACTGCCACCCTAGTGCCATATGCTAGTGCGATACTCCGTGAGTATCCGCTATGGGATGCTGCAAGTATTGCGGCCCACGGAGCAGAAGATCGCTTCCGGCTAGTGGATGGAAATGCTGTCACCACTGTACCAAAAAGTGCACTAACGGATCGTACCATTGCCATTGAGCCAATGCTGAACGTGTTTCTCCAGCTCGGCGTAGGTGGTATGATACGAAGACGGCTGTCGTCCCGAGGAGGTTTTAATCTCGACGAAAGTTGGAAGCGGAATCAGGTGCTTGCTAAGAAGGGTTCAATTGATGGGAGTTACTCCACCATTGACCTATCAAACGCGAGCGATACTATCGCTTTTAATGTAGTTGGGACCCTCCTTCCAAGGGATTGGTTTACAGTACTGGAGCGCTTACGCTCTCCGGTTGGCACTTACCGGATAGGCACGAAATTAAAAACTCGTGTCTACCAGAAGTTTTCCAGCATGGGCAATGGTACCACGTTTGAGCTCGAGACCCTGATCTTTTGGGCCATTTGTCGAGCTTGTGGTGTTCCACCTAGTGATCTAGCAGTGTTCGGCGACGATATTGTTGTTCCTGTCGCTTATACTTCTGCTGTGTTGCAAGCCCTCGAGTTCTTTGGGTTTACACCCAACCTCGCGAAGACCTTTACGACTGGGCCGTTCCGTGAGTCTTGCGGAACGGATTACTTCTTGGGCCGGGATGTACGCCCCTTGTACCTCACTAAGGAAGTTAATAATGGTCAGAAAGTCGTCAACTTTGCGAATGCTATCCGCGACCTCGGTGTGCGGCGGAATCAGACATGTGGTTATAACGATCACAGTTCTGATATACGTCTTGCACCAGGGTGGCACTATGTCGTGGGATGCATTCCACGAGATATTCGCAATGAGATAAGTTCCCCTCCCTACACAGCCTACGGGCTGTGGAAAGGGGATCTGACACATGCAACTGATCCATCTGGCGGTTATTTGCCTCGGTGGATGTACTTCCCGGTGCCTGCGAAGGCGCCGGTCTCCTTTGTGGGGCTAGGCCTCCTTGCTGCGCGCCTTTCTAGCGCAACGCTAACGACGTGGAAGACGAAACCCTGGGAAGGGCCGTTCTCCTTCAAAGTCGAGGAGGGCATTGGTGGTG